ATCCATCCCGCCAACAGAACCACCGCCAGCCATATAGTTAATCTTATCAAGTAGACCTCTGTGCTTTTTAGAGGATTTAGCGTTTACAACATATTCATTGGGAGTAAGCATCGCGGGAACAGTGTCGCTCCCTTTCGGGGTGAACATCCCTTTACTCGCATACACAACACCACCCCTGTTATAGTGAGGCGTAACAACTGGCGTCCCTGAACCGTGTGGCAAATTCTTATTCTGGGGACCAACAGTCAGTTGCATTTGTAACTTGTACTGCTGGTTAGCCTGATTTATTGTGTTAACCAAAGCTGCCTCGGCAGTCGCTCTATCTGCGTTCGCTTGCTGTAGGATGACTTGTTGCTGGTTATACTCGTTTCTTAATCCTTCTAATCTTCCTCCGGTATATAGATCACCGAATTCCTTAATTAAATTTTCCGTGTTCGCAATTGCAATTTGACCTTCTGGACCCGTCGCCCATTCTGTCCCAACCGCGTTTGCTTGCATGGACGCTTTAACATCGGCGGGGGCTGTTCGTTCTTCTTGCATCGCTCCCTGATACATTCTAAGTGCGTTAGGTAATGATGTGCCACTCCCCGGCTGCATAGCTTGGGCTACATGCCCCCAATTTTCCTTCATGGCTTCGATTGAAGACGTTTGGTCTACGCCACCATGCCAAGCTTCATCATCTAAGGCTGTCTCTAATGCACGAAATCTTTGCTCAGCAATTTGTCTCACCCGATTCTTGAGCCAATCGGTTTGGCTTTTAAATGAACCCTGTGCATCCGCCATAGATGTCGTTTTCCAATCGAGCCCCTGCTTGTTACCTCCTGTGCTGGCTGTTGACATATGGGTCCGTGTGGCATTCGGAGACATTGATGATCCGCCCGGTGCGCTGGTTGCGCCTACGCTAAATTCAAATACTCTATTAAATCTTTGTATTGCTTCTAACCTTGCGTTATCTCCTCTCGCTCCAGCTTCCACGCCTTTGCCAGCGTGTCTAAATGCTTCTTGCTGCTTGCTTTGCGCTGTCTGAAGCAAGGTTTGTTTGTTTAAGAGATTTGATATAGTTGAGTTTAACCCACCTAAAGTAGTTCCTCCGGTTATTGAGGTTGATCCCGTGCCAAGCACTTGAACAAGAGCGTTCTTCATCGCTGGCTGCATTCTTGTGGATTGCGCTTGGCTTTCTCTTGTTAAATCGAGAGATAAGGAAACAAGTTCCTGCTTAACTTCTTCTATCTTCTGAGGAAGGATATCTTTCAATTGACCAGCTACTTGTTGCATTGCTATCCCAAGGAGTTTGTCGCTCTCCGGTTCCTTCATCCAACCCCTATCACCGAGGTCAACACCCAGTTTCTGTTCTGCGTAAGTAGCTGCTTGGGCCATTTGTTGTGCCCTACCCGCGACTGCTGTACCAACTAAATCGGGCGGGAGGTCTTTCATGCCTAATGAATTCTTCATGAAGTCAGCAAGACCCAACGCTGCTCTTCCTTCTTGGATACCGGGCGACACACTTATTGCATTCATTGCGTCAGCAAGCTCATCTATTCTCCCTAATGAAGTATGCGTTCCTCTAGAAAATTCTTCTATACCACCAAGCAATTCTAAGTTAGCCATCAAACTAATCATCTCTACGCTATACTTATTTTGCATTTCCAGAAGCCTGACCTGAGAGAACATCGCATCTTGTTGTTTAATGAGAGCTATGTTCGATGAGAGAGTGGCGTCCTCTAAGGACTCAAGAATTTTGTTTCGCAGTGCGCTATCGTTTTTGATAACAGATAGAGAAGCGTTAGAATCTATTTGGCCTGTTACGTAATCTAACATCCCTGTGCCAGTTCCTCCTCCACCAGCCATTCTTTTATCAACCAAGTCCATCAATAGACTCATAGCGTCCGCAGCGGGTTTAGTTTTACTAGCTTTAAGTTCTAGCTCTTGCCTTCTGGCATCGTCTCCACCTATGGATGCATCGAATGCTTTCGTCATATTGTCCGTCGTCCGCTTGAATACATCCGTGATTCCCTTTTGAAGCCCCAGCTTATAAGAAGCATCTATTTGTTCGAGGGCTCCAGCGTTCTGCGACATAGCCCCTGACATGTTAGACATGTTAGTTAGGTTTTGTTTGCTTCTAGAGCCTAAGAATGGAGACATTTTCGCGATCTGCATCCCCATCTCGCTAGTTTTGAGATTTCTGGCTGCATTTGCCCTACCTAAGTTAATTTCTTCTCTACCAGCATGAAGAGTAGCCATCCTTGCAATATAACTTGCGATTTTTTGGGTGGTATCAGCGAGGTGCTCGTTGTACTCCTCATGGGCTGTTTTTAATTTTCCTAAATGGTCTCGCTGTGTCTCGATAACACGTTTAGAAATCTTCGTGTATTCCTCCGCAGCCAACATATCAATCATCCGCGATTTAAACTGAACAGCCAGCGCATTGATTTCGTCAATTTTCAGGTTCTCTAGAATCCTCGAATCTCCACCAAAGGCATCAAACAACTCTTTCATTCCTGCTGCGCTCTCCCAAGCAGCATCCCCTGTCTTGGAAGTGATGCTCTCCAAAGCCTTAAGAGATTTGTTTAAATCTATATTTGAATAATCAAATGTTTGGAAGAACTTGTCCCCCATCGATTCAAGCTGCATTTCTCCTGCGGTACTCGATGTCAGAGAGGGTCTTTCAATGAGTCTGTTTAAATCACCATATGTTCGAAAACCTTTACGTGCAAATTGACCAGAGTTTTGGAGCCTTGTTTCTTGAGAATCGTCAACTTTTCTTTGCATTCTGGACCCCGTGTCCTGTCCAATAAGCGAAGCAGGAAGATCAAGAAGGCCAAACCCCGTTGTCCATGAGGAATCTTTTGCGAATGAGCCCCACAATCCCGGCTCACCTTTCCTAGCCATTTCATAGGTATCCTTTCTTTGCGCCTCAGTCTCTGCCTTAGCTGAAAGTCTTCTTTGAGCCTTCGCCATTGCTGTTGCAAGTTTATCTGGAGCATACATGTTAGACAAAATACCGCCTCTTTCAGCACTCGGAATACCCATCATGGTTTCCATGAGGTCTGTTCTCCGATTGTTAAGGTCGCCGGGAGTCTGTCTTCCTGAAGGGTCCAATAAGGCTTGTTGATAGCTAGTTAAAGCCTGAGAAAATCTACCTGTGCTATTATTGAAATCATTTAATTGCTTAGCAGCTTTTTCAGCAGCTTCAGCGAGATCGGGCATTTGGTCGGTTGCAGCCTCTTCAACTGCGGAAGCCCAAAGGGCTAAGCCAGCAGCGATGCCAATTCCTCCACCAATAGCTACGGCAGCAGCACCAGAACCTACCATGCCTCCCACCATCATTCCCATACCCGCCATTCCTGCTCCAGTACCAGCAGCTTGAACCCCGGCAGCTTTCATTCTGCCTTCTCTGGTATTCGTATTTACGTTACCAGCCATCATCCCGCCTATCATCGGGCCAGCAAACGCCATCGGCATCGCAAATTTATTCCCTGCTCCAAGGCCACGCGACATCATACCCTTCATGTACCCGCCCTTACTTTCTTTCCAAGACTGCAATGCCTTTCCAGTGAATGGGTCTTTCGGCTTCAGAGCATTGGCTGCATCCTGTTTGGCTATTTTTAGCCTTTCAGCGTCGGCCTTTGCCTGTTGAAGGCGAGCTTTCTGAGTAGCTTTTGCATCTTTTTGCTCTTGTGCAACTGGTTGATGTTGCATTTTGGCTTGCTCAAATTGTCTTCGCAGCCGATCTTCCTGCTCCATTTTCCAGCCCCCAAAACCACCACTATAACCTCCCCTAGCAGCGTTCATATATTGATTATATAATCCTCCGGTTCCGGGGGCCATAGCACCCGAAGTAGTCGCAGCAGCTTGAGCTTTGAACTCTTGGTATGCCAATCTCGCCGTCTTAACGTTCTGCCCTTCGGCCTTCATGAGCCTTTTCTTCTCAGCTTCGATCTTATTAAGTTGCTGTCGCTCTCTTTCGTAAAGTTTCCTTGCTCTTTTCTCGTCTGCATCGGCCTTCTTCTTTATCTCCCGTAACTCTGCTTTATTTGCTTTCCCGGCTTGTCCTGCTTGGCCCATGAATCCCATAGCCATCATAGACATCATCATCCCCATTTCCATGCCACCACCCTCAAAGAAGCTTGGGACATGCCCTTGAGATTTCCCTTGTAAGCCCATCCCTGATGAGCCCAAGGTGGAACGTGGTTGACCCGCTGCTAAGTGTTGATTAATGGCAGCAGAAAGACTCCCTTGAGTGCTAGTGTAAACACCTACCCCAACTCTTGGGTCATGCCCAATTCTAGGAGTTCCACCCTTGCCTCCCATTTGAATCCCTCGCTTTTCCCCACCAATCGCATCGCTCAGAGGAGAGAACCCCGGAATAAAACCCTTAGCAAAGCCTCTCACTGGTGCTCCGTAGGAGGACGTACCACCGGAGCCATAAGGCATCATCCCCGTTAATCTACCGTGCTGTTGAAATGGATTATCTAAATTACCTAGGTTTTCCCATTTGCCTTTCCCGGAAATTCTCATGGACCCAATATCAACTAATTTGAAATTTGCATCTTGTCCCTTTCCGCTTATTGCCCACTCCAGCATCTTCTTTTTTGCGTTGGCTGGAAGTAGTCCCTTTCCGTGTATCTCCGTTGCTTTTGCTATCGCCTTATCAAGGTTGGAGAACATTGCGTTGCCCCCATGAGCATCGCCAATCTGAATACCCATCCTAGTATCCATCTCTCTTACGTGGTGTCGCTGGGCATCGGCATGAGTTTTTCTAAGAAGTGACTGAACCCCGGTTGGGGCTTTTATATAGTCTTTGTTCTTCATCATTTGGTTGAAATCACCATCTCGATGTAGCCCGACTTTAAATTGCCCCCCTGAAAGTGGCATTACTGTTGGCATGTTTTTCCCAAACGCTTGAGAAATACCGGGAATGGGGGCTCCCATTTCAGCTAATTTTTGGGCAATGATGGCTTCCGATTCCGGGGAAACGAAACCTCCAAGTTTCTCGCCTACTAATCTATTTTCAGATGTCCCTGCTTTCCACACATCTGAATATTTGAAATCACCAACTCTTGAGACACTAAACTTACCCTTTTGCTCCATTATTTTACCGAGTATCCCAGTTTGATTTCTAGGTATATCGCCAGCATATCTAAGAACTTCGTTTGCCAGTATATGACTATCAAGTTTTGTTGCTTCTATTGGCGAACTTCTATCCCATCTTCCCACACTTTTTTTACCACCGGGAAGTCCTAACTCATTTGCTTTTTTGAAGGCTGCACCTGATACATCTCTGGGCATCTTTACCGCGATTCCGGTATTCCCAATCGTATACATCCTACCAAAAGCACTTTCTACAGGTATATGATTAAACGCAGCAGCCCCTTGGGTCCTTACCGCATCTAGAACACCTGTTTTCCTAACTAATTCCCCTAGCCCTATTTCGTACTCACTCTGCTTTGATCCTTTTAGCCAGCTAGTTTCCGCTTGCTGGTACTTATTCATTTCAATAAGATGCTTATCAATGTCTATCTTTTTTCCGGCAGCATCTTTCCCCGCAAGGGCTTCTCTGTACCTAGGTTTAGGCATTGGTGGCAGATTGGGTTTGGGCATTCTCGGCGCACCGCCTCGCGGTTTGGGTAGTGATGGCAGCTTGGGTAAATTGGGGCTCGCGTTTGTTGAGGAAAACGAACTATGAAGAGACGCGCTCTTGCGTTTCTGCATTGCAGTTGGAACCAGCCATTCCCTAACGCTAACCAGATCGCCTGTCTTCATTGCGGTCATTAATTCTGGAACTTGATATTTAGAACCGTACTGGCCACCTAGCCTATGAAGCTGTTTTTCTAAAAACTTCATTTCATTTATCTGAGCACGGCGTTCTGGGTTTTTCCATCTCTTTGCGTGTCTTGTGCCCAACTTAAATGCGGGTGCTGCTTTGATCCCTGATGCTCCCTTAACCATGCTTGGGTGTTTAAGCATCAAATATCTTTCCACCATTTTCTTGAAATTAGCAGTCAGGTTGAAGCCCGGTATCCCAGTTATTTCGCCAGAGGTCTGAGTTACATTTTTAGGTTTATAGTTTTTTAATCCAAAAAGTGATCCCATTTCAACGGGGGCTTCACCGCGCTTCAGCAACCCAAGTATTTTTTGGACTTGATGAATGTTAGCTGCTGCTTCGTGTTCGACGGCTCCTACGCTACTAGGGTGGATTCTGTCAAAATACTTAGATGGGTTAATCCCTTTTGGCATGCTCTTAAAATGTCCGGGGTCTACAACATGAAGATGACCTCCCTCAGATACTTGTTTAAGAAGCGTAGCCTCATGATCAAAAAGACTTTGACCATTTTTTGGAACCCCACCTGTTTTTTGCATGTAATTAGAGGCCATTTTGATTCCGTCATTTGAAATCATTATGTTTCCAGCATGTAAATCAGATGGCAAAAAGGACTTCCCTAAACCAGCTTGACCCACCATCGCCTTCTCTTCCATCAACATGGCGGGATATCTATTAGCCCACTTGTGAACTTTAGCCCCAATACTATCTGCCATAAGCGGGTTCACTCCTTGGCTTATTAAATATTTTGTTGATTCTCTATGCGCTTTTGAAAGTTCTACCCCGTTGACTATGGGCTTAATCATTCCTGCTTGAGGGAACATTCCAATTCCCGGCGTTACTGGATAACTCGATTTTCCAAAAATTCCCAAAGGTACATCTAATCCTCTGCCCATGCCTCTCACAATTTCTCTTCTCACGGACGCAGGAACATTCCCCATTCCTGCTAACATGGCGTATTCACCATAGTTCTTTCGAGATTGGTGACTACCCCCCATGAAAGCTCCCGCATTCGTCCCTTGCCTCATTCCCGCTAATACAGACTCTGGGTTTCTCCCTAATCCGTGTGCCCCAGTACCTTGGCCCGGAATTTGAATTCCGGGTCCAGTACCAGAACGACTTCCTGCACCTGTTCTCGTATGAAAAGCTTTTATCCCCCAAGGAAGGTCTCCTAATTTAAAGAATGCACCATCTATGCCTCTTCCCATTGGGGTAAGGTCATTTTTATTTGCTTTCCCAGCCCACTTGGATATTCCTTGCATCACTTCCGTCTGTTCTTTTCTGGACATTCCGTAACCAAGATGGCCCGGAATTTTCGTAGCTATATTTCTGAAAACAGAAAAATTTGGAACATAAGGATTTATTCCTGTCTGAGCCATAGAAGCTGTCCTGTGCTGTTTTCCAGCTTTAGAAGACAAGGGTGGATTAATAAACGGCTGTGAAAATCCGGGGACATGCTTCACCTTTTCAGCACCATTATAAGTTACTCTTCCGAGACCCGGCATAGACATCTGCTTAATTGGGCCAGCTTTATAGCCACCCATTGCAGCCCCAATTCCTTCAGAAACAGGTCCCGCTGAAGAGAAGCTCGGTATATGCCCTTCGCTCCTAGTCCTAGATGGAAATGGACTATGCCAGTTCCTTGGGGTAGGAGGTCTCCCTTTTAGTGCCATGCCAGCGGTTCCCATCATCAGACCGGGACCCATTGCTGCCATTCTCATGATTTGTTGACTTATCTGAGCCCTTATAATTTGTTCTTCTTTCAGCTTTTGAACGATCATGTTCTGGACTTGAACAAAGTTCATGCCCTTAGCAACCGCATCTCCGATTAACTTTGGGTTTGCAGATAGAAGGCCAGTTATTTCCTTCTGTAAGGTAGCTTGCTGACTAGCCAATGTGTTTATGCCAAGTAGGCTTGATACCGATTGCTTAAGAAATCCAGCGAATTGATAGACTAGTTTGCCAATGAGAGCTAAGCCTACTGCCATACCGGGACCAGAGATCATTTTGCCTATCCCCTCGAATAAACCAGTAACCGTTTTTCCTATCCCTGAGTCTGGGTCTAAATTAGAAATCGCACTCATGATACCGTTAACGGTATCAAAAACTTTCTTTAGTGCTGGACCAGCAACTGACTTTCCCATCCCAGCAGCGAACTGCTTCATGTTCTGGACTGTCTCGTTTATTAATGCAGCTATTGTTGAATTCAGTTCATCATTTCTTCTGATGGCCTGATCGGTTGATTTGTTCGCTACGTCAAGGGCATTTCTGTAAATTGAATACTGGCTACTCAAGTCACGTATTGCAGATTTCAGTGTGTTGACCTGATACAACCCGCCCATTAGCTGGGTAATATGAGATTGTTGTGAGTGGCTTAGAGTATCGTATTTTTGCGCTAGTTCCTCAAGGATATGCAGTGTGCTCTTCATTTGCCCACTGGTTTGCTTCGTCTTAATGCCTATCATCTCAAGCATCTCCAAAGTTTTCGGTCTTTGGATTTTCGTGAAGATAGACTTGAATGCGTTACCTATAACAGCCCCACCACGAGCGGTGTTTTGCTGAGCAGCGGTCACGATGGCAATTAGCTGATTAAAACTTACCCCAGCTTCTTTCGCGGTACTACCAGCCCGTTTAAGTGCTTCAGCTAAATCGTTTGAGCTTACAGCAAAAGCAGCATCGACGTTTGCCATTCTGTTAACCACCGCAGTGGAATCTAATCCAGCCTCATTAAATCCGTTGATGGCAGCAGTTAATGACTCGACAGCAGATTTCGCATCCATGCCCGTTATTCGGACAAGGATCATAGCGTCTCTGACTCTCTTAAGTGATGATTCTGTTCCTAAACCTTGACGAGCCAACTCACTCATGGCCTCTGAAACAGTTTGAAAACTTTGACCCGTCTTCCCGGCTATCCTGAACAGTTCACTACCTACCCTTGCAAGTCCCGAAGATGTCTCCCCTAAGATTACATTTATGTCCTTTAGTCTTTTCTCTACGTCTACAGTAGACTTAACTACTTCTGACATAGCCCGTGCAACACCATAGATAATCCCAGCGGAAGCACCGAACGCGATGACACGGGCATTTGAAGCCTCCATCGCTTTTGTGAATTCGTTGGCGTTCGCGGTAGCTGCTGACAAGCCAGAGCCTAATGGTCTCAAATTCGCACCGCCACCACGACCACCGCTCATCCTTCCCCCAACGTTTATTTTGGGAGCAGACCTCTCAGCTTTACGAACCGCCCTTCTGACATCGGCAGACAGTTTTCTTGAGTCAACCGTTGCGGTAACCGTAAATGTAGCAGAACTTCTTGGCATTTATTCCTTAGACCTTTCGGGTCCAACATTTTCAGCAGGACCTGTACTCCTAATTACACCTAATCTTTTCCTACTCCATGTAATTTTATAAGGTCTGCCATGTCCAATTTTCCTCCTTTTTGGGCAGCTTCTGCATCGAGACTGATAGAATCGTGCTCTCCTTGCCCTATGCCCAGCCTCTTTAAGTCTTCTTTAGTTGCGCCAACTAAGCTAGTTCCTTGTGCTCCCGACGCTGCTCTTTGAGATTCGGCAGATTTACCAGCTTTAGCATCTAATTTAGTCATCGCTTCTTCTGCTGATTTAGATTGTTCAAACCAGTTTATTAACTCGTCTGGGTCTTCCATGAATTCTTCTGGTGGTGGATTTTTTGAATTCTGCAACAAATGTTTAAAATATTTTCCCTGACCGAATAATGAAACCTGATTAAATGTTAAGTTTACGATTGCTTTGCCAAAAAAAACAAAGGGGTTGTCGTCACAAAGGTAGAAGCTATTTAAGAAGTACGGCATTAAAGCCATCCTTTTTAAATTTTCAGAAGAAAACTTTTTGTAAACATCGTTGTATACCTCCAGCAAACCAGACAGTTTTCGCTCATCTAAATGGTCGAATTCTTCCTCATTGAAAAAAAACTCTGTGCATTTTTCATCTTTGAATAAACCTGTCGAGAGATGATATTCGTTAGCTTTCTTATCCGAATATCCCTCTGCTGTTAGCCCAAGTAGTTCCCTCTTTTTCTGGAGAAGCCTCAAGAGTTCTTCTTCTGTATCTTTTACTTTTTGCTTTAGCGTATCTTGCTGAGACTTAAGAAACATTCTCGATAAGGAAAGCTTCAGATTTTTATGGTACGCCTGAAGTTCGCCTACTGATATATCATCTCCCTTTGACCAAAGCTCCTCTTCTATTAGGTACTCTGTTTTCTCTTCTTCCGTAGGTAACCCTTCATTCTTGGCTTTTTCCAGTGACTCGAACCTAACAACGTCAACCTTATTTGAATCAAACGCGCTGTTATGCTTTATGTAACCTTCTATATCTTTGTCCTTTACTTTGGTAACCCCCTCAAGAAGCTGAGTATAAAGAAGTCTTAGCTCTTCTTTACTGCATAATGGTTTCTCTTTTTTTTCCTCACTCATAAAAAAACCCCACACTAATTCTAGGTGGGGATTTGTTTGTAGTTAACTATATTTTATTTTTCACCTTCTGCCTTCGTATCTGCTTGCTCCTCTCCTTCTTTAGATTCTTTATGCGTATGTTCCTCTTCTCCACCTTCATGAGAATGGACAGTTCCATCCTCGTGCTTGTGTTCTGGTTTATCCTCTTTGGCTTCTTTTTTCTTCTTAGCCTTTTTGGGTTTAGGCTTTTCTTCCTCTGGCTCTTCTTTGATGGCCTCAAGCTCTTCTTGTTCCGCAACAGCTTTGTCTGTTTTTTCTGCCATCTCATCAAGCTCCTCTGACATCTCTTTCATCTTTTCCTGCTCTGAAGCAATGACATCATCTATATCGTTTTCCCTTCTTTCGCTATCGATTTCCGACTCCGTTAGGCTACTAGCTAACTGCTCAAATTCTTCTTTTGTCCCTGCTTTGCCTACGTACCAGAAACTCACAAAGTAGGCGAACTTACGCATTACTTCAGCAGAAAACTCATCTTGATCTTCGTTCTCCTCCATATCGTCATAAGAGTCGAGCCTAGCTCCTATGTCTCCTGTCCCGAAGTAAGGCAAGTCGCTTGTCTCGTTGATTTCTTCGTCTAGTGCTTCCTCATGTGCAAGCATCAGCGTCCACCACATGATAGTTTTGTTCCTCGCTCTATTCTCTGCTGTTTGATCGAAGATGCTTTGTTGCGCCGATTCAAAATCCTGAATGCGCTCTTTTATTTCGATCATTGCCTTTATGGTCGTATTGAGCTTTTCTTGCTGTTCTTCGGTTCTAGTCGCCTTCTCTATTAAGGAAAGTCTTTGGTATTCGTTCTGTAATTCGAATAAAGTAAAATACTGAGCAGAGTACCTTTTCTTGTCTTCTTCACTCAATACACCTCCGTCATTGTCAAACCTCTTCGCCATCAGGGCTCTAGTCATCATCCCCGCCTTAATTCCTTCCGACAATTTTACTCCGTAGTACAACTCTGCTTCGTCGTACATTTTCCTTGTTGGCTTCCTGATGAAGAACTGTCTTGTCACATTTTTCCTTGTTGGCTTAGTGGTCTTGACCTCGTTGCCTTCTTCATCCTTAGACACGACAGTCTCCGTGTCTTCTATCTCCTGAGTCATTGAGAATTTATATAACTTTTTCATGTTAATGATCTTATATAACTTTTTGTGTTCTTAAAGTTCGCTCTGCCTCCAATTAATACAAAAAATTGGTTTTGTTTTTTTGGGTTCCATTCGTCGAATTTTTGCAAAAAAGTTTTCCCCTTGATCCCAGTAACGGAATCAAATTGTACTCCGAAGTTTTGCTCAAGCTTCCTTTGTGTGCTTTGATATTTGAGCCGTTCTTCAATAACATTTTCCACATCCCTCATTTTAACTTAATGTCAAAACTATCTAAATATTCCTCTAATTCCCTTACCGTGTCGTTTCCTTGATCGAGGATACGCTTCCTATATCTCTGAAAATCCTCTTCGCTGATATTATACCCATCGGTGTTTATATCCTCTAAGATAAATAGGAAATTCTTATAGAGATTCTTAACCTTTCGGTTAACCTGAAAAGACAGAAATTGCCTAAATTTTTCGTCCCGTTCTTCCATAGCCTTCTATTATACCTTTACCTACTATAATCTACACATTTTAAGAAAAATGTGGAAATAAAAAAACCCCCCGGAAAACCGGGGGGTTAGGTTAATGTTATTTAACTTGATTACTGCTGGGCTGAAGTATCTCTCTCCATGCTCAAGCTATCGTGAGCAACACCGCTCATCCACAACCCTTGGTTGGCTTGGTTAGGCCCACCAATTTGTGTAGCGAACTCGAATGTAACACTCTTGTTCGAACCGATATCAGAGCTAAAGGACTGCGAGTTAACTTTGCAATTCTTCAGGCGATACTGGACAAAGATGTCCTTAGACTTATCAGCTACCGCAGAGCAGTTGGTCGGTCTTAGGAGGTTCACCCGAATATCGTATGACTCATCACAGTTGATCAGGTCATTCAAGCTACCCGTTTGTAGGTCAGCAACCAATGCGTCAATGCTCATCGTAGCGGTAACCGGGAAAGTAATTTCACGGGTAAACGCATAACGAGAACCAAGTTTTAAGATTGGTTCGCGAGGCAGATCAATCGATATGCTGTAAGACTGAATCTTAGCATCCGCTTGTTCCACTCCGTCACCAAGTCTAGCACCGGGAGCATCATAATCAGACGAATCAAGAGTCATAGCGTTATCTTGAGAAGCTATTCCCTCACCCGCTGTTTTCTTGAATTCGAACGTAATATCACCCGGACGCAACACGCTGATCATCAGATCACCAGTACCAGCACTACCAGTGGCAATAGGCAACCTAAAGTCGCCATTATCAGCCAAGGCGGGAAGGGCATCAGCCATTCTTGTTCCGTCTTCTGGGTTAACTGCTGGGTTATCTCCAGAAACCGAGTTCTGGAAGGTCATGTTTAGAGCCTCAATGTTAACAGTAGCAGTTGGGAAACCTCCCACGGCTGCTTCAGTTGAGTAAGAGGTTACATAACCATTACCCAACGCAATGGTTGAGCACTCAGTATCTGTGGTATCAAGAATAGCATCAATACCCTCTTTAGAGGTTCTGATGTAGTAATTCTTATCGTCTTGCGTTTTATCAATTAAATTCTTAACGCAAGTATAGCTCCCATCAACAACAAAGCCCAAGGCTCTCTCGTTCTGCAAGTTTGCTAACAGGTACGAAAAATCTAAGGTTACGGTTGGGGTATCAAGGTTTACCCGATCAATAGCTGCTAACTCGCCAAACTGATTAACATCTGTTCTCTCAATATTGAAAGAGTAGTTGGCAGTTTGGATTCTATGCAACTGTTTGATTCGGTCAGCAAAAGGTCCCCCTGCTGGCTGTGCGCCAGTTGAAGGAGTTGGACCCACATACAGGGCCTCACTTTGGTAAATAACTCTATTTCTAGGCATAATATAAAATCCTTTTCAGGTTAAATAACACGTATATTGTAACTACATTCTTTATTACAGCGCGGAAGTGGAAATGAGAACTAGAAAAGCTACGAATTTAACCGTGGGAATCGTGGCATTCTTAACTCAAAATCGATTACTGAAGTGTAAACCTCAGGATTCAAATCCCCAAAATCACCCTTTTGTTCCATTTTGGTATAGCTGACCCTAGAGACTTTCACATCATTTATATATAATTGATTTCCAGCGTGAGTAACCCCTGAGGCGAAATCCGTATAGTTATATTTTTGCCCATCTCGATAATCTCCGAAGACATTAAATGGCATGTCAGATTCAGCCATCAACGGAATCATATCGTACTTAGAATCTCTAAATATACAAGATATAGCGTCGGAACTAAACTGCGAGTCGGCTAGGGATATAGCTCTTATGTTGACTACGGTTTCGTCCTGTCCACCAAATGAAAAAGGCACATTTTCGGACCTTTCTTGCTTTAGGAAGATTGCTGGATAAGTTAGCGCATTCACTGGTAAACCAGTTGGGTATTCGAATGTCTTTGGCCTTCTATGGTATTTAGTCTCAAAGAGCAAGTGCCCCTCGTCTTGGTCTGTTAGGTGAATGCTGATTTCTTTAATCGAGTAGTCTCCACTTACTACCCCTGTTTGTTCTGAGGAGAAATACAATTGACCCTCATTGTAGTTTATCCCACTGAAATTCTCTGTCCCAGAAGTAATAAATGCGTATCCACCTCCTGATTGAATGTGGACACCACTCATTATTGTCGCGCCGGGTATTCCATTATCCGAGACTAATTGCTTATACGGAGCAGCGTATGTTGTGTACCCTTGGTATAAATCATCAGTCGGATAGAACTGAGAACCATGATTTTCGAAGGCTTCCCCTTTTTTCGTTAGCCTGTTGTCGAACCAGAGGTAAAAACTCGACATTACTTGATTGTCAAATTGTGCTTTCATTTCTAGAGTCCTTGTGGGTTCCTCCAACCTGATTCGCCGGGTCTCATTGGCATCTTAGAGCCTCTTGCTCCACTCATTGCAGTGCCACGAGTAATCGCTGAAACTGTCATTCTAACTGTTCTATGAAGCTGTCTGTGCCACCAGTTAATAATAGGGGATAAATACCCTGTTGGCTTAAAGTAAGAGCCCTGAAGATAAGTTCCTTTTAATTGGATCGCGTACCCAGACCTACTCCCTTTAATACCTTGCTTGTATTTATAGTGATGTAAATTAGAAAATCCTCCTTCTATTCTTTGAGCCCAACTTTGGCCACCTTCTGGCCAAGGCATTGGGGTCACAGCGTAAAAAGCATTAACATTCGCAACTTTTGCTTTTGCTTCAAAATGAATTTGTTTACCCACGGTCCTCCCTCTAGTAAGACGACCCATCTTAGCGTATGAGCGGAAGAGATTTCTCACATCGTTAAGATGAGCAGCACCAATCCCGTTGAAGCCAATAAAGGAATAAAGGTTCCCTTTTTTTGCTGCTTCTGGGAAGTGAAGAGTATTTGATATATTGTCCGCAGTTCCTCCTTCTTCAATCTCTTGAGTAACGGGATGAGCATTGAACATTCTCAAGGCATTCCTCTTGGTAGCGTCAAATTTCTGTTTGGCAGCTTTCTTAGCTAACGGACGCACAGCATCCCTAACGGCATGACCCTTCATGACTTGCTTCAATAAAATTCTATCGTATACTTTTACGGCCATTATTTGGTTTTTTCTAGGTGGTATACGTATAGTTTGAATCCAAAGAAATTCTTAACCGCTGGACTCGATGTAAGATTGAACTTCATTCCATCGAATTCAATAGCTTCCGTCTTTCCTCCTCCTTCGATAAATTGGTAACCGGGGTTTTCGAGTTTTATTCTAGCGTCTCCTTCTATGTAATTTAATTTAACATCGTTCCATTTTTCAGACTCGGCATCGTCTTTGTATGTAATCATAGCGTCGAAGATGCCAGTTTGTGGAATGTATTCTGTTTTAGATTGGTTCTGCGGTCTATACCCAGCATACAGAGTAGTGCTTAAGTTCGTAACGATCTTCTTCGGTTCTTTGTGGACAACAATTTGTCTTTTGAACGTATCAAATAAGTTCTTGAAGTCTCCGGTAAAAACCGTGATTTCACTTTCTGTTACTAAGCTCGCCATTCTATGATGATGGTTTTATCCGGTTGTATTGTCTATTCGGATCGAAAACACCAGCGATTGTATCATCACCAGCGACTTGCATTGGGGATGTTCCTCTTAGCTTGTATGCACCGATGGCTCGCTTTAAATCATCGCGCTCAGAGTTTCTGATCATGATGTACGTCTTGCCTTGCTCGTTTTTATTGATTTTCCTGATTCTCGATCCATCTGACTCAAGTTCAATAACTGTGTCAACAGAGGCTGCTGCTAGGTTCGTTCGAATTAGGCCGTCGTAATAATACACATTGTACATCTTCTTAATGATGTCCTTCTCTTCTTCTCCGATCTCTGGAGTAACCTCTAACGTAGTCTGGTCTAATACGTAAGTAGCGTTAAGGTGGATATTCAGGTCCCCAAGGTGCGATCTGAGCCAATAGCTAATAGGAGGAAGGGAGAGGGTCGATGGCTCGCCCAACTCTCTAAAGATTTCGTCTGCTATAGCTGCAATTTTCATAGTTCTATTTACACTGGAAGTGGGCGATCAAATGTGTAATTTTTTTTCTTCTATCTTAAACTTCTTTTGATTCGGTGGTTTGATCTTATCTAGCCCACTCTCGATTCCTTGTCTTTTCCTCTTCCAGACCATTTTTTGGTCAGATTCTTGTTTATTGAGCCAATAAATAAGGTTTCTATTATTCATCTCAAACCCTCTTTTGAGGAATTTCCTAAGTCTCACTGACTTACTAGCCCAATTTAGATTGGGCGAGTTCCCTATATATTCTAATGTTTTATCCCCAACGTGCTCAAAATATTTTTCATGATAATAGAATGTCCCCTTCGCATCAATCGCAGCACAGCAAACACTTATGTCGAAACTGGAGATGCATTCCCTAGGGGTCTTTTCTGTATGGGTTAGATCGTACACCAAGTCCCCCTTCTTCATTTTCTTTCCGAAAGTTTGGTTCTCCACTAAGATAAATCCTTCTTTCATGAGTTTGTCGGCAGCTTTTGCCACAGCGTTTTTTTCAGCAAAGAAAAAATCGATGTCATTTGGTTCTTGATCCATTAAGAAGTCCATTATGGAACCCCCAGCTATCCAATAGTCGCATCCAATATCTTTAAAAACGTCTAAATGCTTTTTAATTTGTTCTTCTGCCGTTTTCATCTTAAATCTATGTAGTCTTTATACTCTAGGTATCCTTCACTGCTTCTTAGTATACTGTCTGTGCTGTCTTCTATCATTCCATTTTCCCTATAATAATCGTATCCTTTATTTTCGCTGGTGTTTCTAGGGGGTTGAGGAACATATTCGTGACAAAAGAATAATTCAAAAAAACGGGATAAATTATCATCTCTAAACTCTGCTACGTAGTCCAAGTCTTTAGCATACTTTGGGATCGTCCAAAGTCTCCTTAGGTCTTCAGTCTCTACCATTTTTCGAATAAACACATCGAGTGAGACAAATTTAGAATTTGCTAAATCGAGTCCTCTTTCTTTCATGCTCGCTATGTATTCTGGCGATGCTGCACCAAAGTGCTTTACACCTACGGGATTGGAACCCTTTTCTTTTATGACTCGTTGTACCCAATAATAAATAGAACACAAAAGTTCTCTTGGGTTCCTTAAAAAGGTAAAAGTAAACCACCCATTGCCCTTTGCTCTGTATACTGAATCTAAATCCCAATTAATATGATGGTTATGTAAGTACTTTTTTTTGCCATCGCTTTCTATGATTTCTTGAAGTTCTTCTTTGCTCCAATCTCTTCCCATCTTATCGTACCAGCTAACCTTCCAATCATAGTCAGTCAGAACAAATTTTTTCATGTAGTGATTTATGTATACGCCTCCAGCTTTTCCGTAATGAATGAAAGCCACTTTATCCATCCTTGAAGTATTCCCAAATACCGAACGTACATAGTTATTGAGTTCTTCGTTATTTTTTTCTATGTAGTCTTTGGCTACCGAAGTCATTATCGAATTCATGTTGGACAATGGCTTGTTCCCTCTGAAGTCCAGTTTCGGGTCAAAATGAGTATGAAAACTTTTTACATCTTTAAACTCTTGCTCGACCCCTCTCCAGAAGCCTACGTTATGATTTTTCGGAAACAATCCTATGTCGTATTTTATTGGTATGTAGTTCATGCCTTCTTGCTCGTAGAAGGATGAATTTTCTAGATATAGTTTCCTCCAATAATCAGGGAATGCCTTGTCACTACAAAAAACATACCCAGCATTAAAGAACCCGTAGGATAAGCCGTTCTTGCACTTACCTCTGCTATCGTAGTGAGGTGAGAGAATAACGTCTTTAAATATATCTTCTTGCAAGTCGTCAACCACAACGATGTCAGCGTCCAAGAAAAACGTATTGTCATGGCTTTCGAGAGCCCAATTCATGGACTCCATTTTTTTCAAAATTGCCTCTGGTCTGTGAAATGTGTTTCTTGCCTTAACCACATTCTCCAACTCTAGCTTTATTTTTTCTAGATGTTCGGGGCTTGCATTGTCTTTAAAAAGTAAATTTTTATGCCCTCGTTTCTCTAAGAAGTCTTTAGTAATCTTGTCACACAATATGTAAATTGGTTGATTATGGAAAAACCTTAACGACTTAACCATTAAGTCAACTTCGTTTTTCATTTCGTGAGTAGCAACAGTGCAAAAACTTTCTATTCGCTTAGAGGGCTTAGGCTCCTCGTTAACTTCCACTAAGTTAATACGGTATGGATATTCTTCTTTATATATGTCGGCTATCTTGTTTAAGGCCCTCATGGCTTGAGTGCTTTCCACATTACCGAACTTAAAGACGAGTGTGCTTTGAGGGGTGAATTTATTATTTAGTATTTCTTCAAACGTTTCGTCAGTGCTACCTATATCAGCTACGAAAACCATCCAATCTTTTCCGAATAACTCATTCGAAACTCTTTCTAGAAATTTACCCGCCGAAGCTTCTATGTCTTTCACCACGATACATACTTGAAATCTTCCCGTCTTTTGAACTGTTCCATTTAAAAGAAGGTTAAGAACATTAAAATTTTTAACCTCGAATTCGTGAGTCCCGGTTTGTCTTAAGCCTACGAACTGCTCTTTTACTTTTAGCTTTGGGGTTGCCATCCGTCTGTCTTTAGAAATTTAGAAAATTGTTCGTGCGTATACTCATCTCTCCCAGCGTAATTCGAAGTTGCCCTAAAAATAAAAAATGGCTGTTCCCCTTTGTATGTTACGAAAGTCGCTTTTCCATCACTAGAGTATACAAGGTCCTCAGGGCCTTCCTGATCTACTTCTCTCCAATCTATAAGTCGAATTTCATCTTTAAAGATAAGTATGTATTTTATATCCCCATCTTTGAACATCACTTGTTCCAGCTACTCCAGAAACTATTGTTTCTGAAAGCTTCTTCTTTAGTAAACTTATCGAATCTGCTCTTTATTCTTCCGTCCCTAATCCCACTAATCTTAACTATGATTTTGTCTGGCATCGGTGAGGATTCTGAAATTTCAATTCTCAAGTATGGCTCCTCGCCGTCCTTGATAATAGACAGACCACACAGGCTTGGGGTGCTGCATGTATAACTTATCGCTTGGATACTATCTTCTTCGCAAACATAGACATACTCTTCGTCAAGCTGAGCCAAAATTATTCTTTCTCCTCCGGTGGAATCAACGACCATTATATCATCGAACCTTGTTTCTGGCATTTCCACGCAAGTCAGCCCAACGTAATCGTCATTCTTTTTTCCCTTAACGATTGCATATTTTGCGCCTGTCGGACCAGCGGGTCCAGTTGGTCCCGGTCCTCCGCCCGGACCCGGATTACCAGTAGGACCAGCAGAACCATCAGAACCATCAGGGCCAGTAGGACCAGCAGAACCAGCAGGACCAGCAGGACCAGTACCACCAGCAGGACCAGCACCACCAGCAGGACCAGCAGCACCAGCAGGACCAGCAGCACCAGCAGGACCAGCACCACCAGCAGGACCAGTACCCCCTAAGTCGCCAGCTTGAGCAAATGAAAGGACAGTCCTATTACCGCTGGTTAAGACTTCTGTCGTTCTGTTTCTCGGTCCACCGTTTTCACCAATTCCAACTTGGTCACTGGAGTATTTAAAACTAATAGGAACCATATGATAGTCGTGGGGCGACAAGCCGACACCACTATTCAGAACCGAGCCGTTTACCTGATAACTAACAAATTTAGCTGGAGTAGCCTCGTCAAATATTCTTACCGTCCCATACGGGGAAGTACTAGTGGAATCATTCAAGCCACTTATCCATGTGGTATTATTAACATGAAGTGCGCCAGAGTCATGAATCCACATATGGGTCGCATCAGCAAGGCCAGTTTGTTCGATGCTGTGGCCTGTGTTACCAATATAAAACTCGCCACTCAGTGGGGGTATCTGACCTCCAGCAGAATAGGTACTAGCTTTATATACGATACTATCACCGCCAAACCCTCCCTGCGGTCCTGTATATCCAAGAGGACCTGTCGGACCAGCTACTGTACTTGCTGCTCCTGAGGGGCCAGTAGGGCCAGTACCACCAGCAGGACCAGCAGGACCAGCGGAACCTGTGGGACCAGCAGCACCAGCAGGACCCGCACCACCAGCAGGACCCGCACCACCAGCAGGGCCTGTAGGGCCAGCTACCGTACTTGCTGCTCCTGTCGGTCCAGCAGGACCAGCACCACCAGTAGGACCAGCAGGACCAGCAGGACCAGCACCACCAGCAGGACCAGCAGAACCAGTAGGACCAGCAGAACCATCAGAACCATCAGGGCCAGTAGGACCTGTGTCTCCATACCGAACGAAAGAAAGACAAATCGTATCGCCATCGGAAACGTAAGACCAAGAGCCTCCTACAAAAGAGATGGGAATTTTCCAATACCCCGTACCATCAGTAACCGTTGAAGTGACATTAAATATTAGTACCTGAGAAGAATCCCCAAGTTTAGTTAATGTTACGACTCCTTTGTTAACGGTATCGGTGGCATTGTCAAAAGACTGAACCCAAGTTTCTACGTTAGTAGTTGCATCCTTGGCTACATCGTCAATGTAAAGAACGGTAGCGGATGCCGAGGTTGGGTTGTTTATCCAAACTTTTCCGTTTCCTTGATCTGAATCGGCAATATTTGATTCCCAAAGAAATAATACCGAAGCACTAGCTCCTGCTCCACCTGTAGCACCAGCGGGGCCAGTTGATCCAACGCCTGTAGGTCCAGCAGCACCTCCGGGTCCCGTAGGGCCAGAGGGACCTATTGGTCCACCAGCACCACCGGGACCAGTAGGACCTGTATAGCCTTGAGCACCTATTGGTCCTCCCGGTCCAGCGGGTCCAGTTGGGCCTCCTAAAGGACCAGTAGGTCCCGTTGGGCCAGTAGCACCTGAACCAGAAGGACCAGTGGGTCCCGTTGGGCCAACTAACTCAGTAAGGTTGGTAATAAAACTTGGCATACTAAATCTCTATATATGATGTTGAAGCTGTCACTCTGTCTCCATACCGACCGCTTCCCGCAATCTTTTCTCCATACCCTAAGATAAATTTCTCATTCGGGAAATGGAGGGTTGTGTGTCCTGTAATAGCCAAATTCTTAATAATAGCATTTTCGTTAGAAACAGCCTCTCCACTCTTCACACAGAAAATAGACAAATGTTCACCAGAATCAGTGAAATTACAAAAATACAGCCCGACGACTGCATAAGCTTGGGTGTTTGTCCCAGAAACTATGTCTGTGGGAGTAGTGCCAACTATGGTATTTGATAAAGCCATCTATCTTATTCCTATTTTAGAGTTACACCATTATTTTACCCAAGAATAATGGAATATTTAATCATTTGTTTTTTTAAATCACTACTTGTGACAGTTCCCGCGATGTTCATATCGCCGTCGAAATTGGCAGTACCAGTAGATGTCATGGTTTGAGTTCCCAAATAGGATGTTGTGATATCGTTGTCAGACTTAACACTCCCCTGAACTACTAAGTTCTGGCCAACTGTAGCATCCGTCCCAATTGTAGCGTCTGCCGTGGTTTGTAATGTGTCACCTACATCTAAAGTGCCAACTATGGCAACGTCTCCATTGGTTACATTAATGTCTCCACCATCTAAATTAACGTTTCCACCAGCTACGGTAATATCCCCGGAACTAAGTATTCCGTTTATTGCGACTGTCGATCCTGTAATTCTGACGCCATTAGAAAAAGTTGCTTGCCCTGTGAATCTTGTGTTATTCGCTAGTAATTCATTCTCGTTGGCTATTATGATAGTCTGGTTTGTTACCGTATTTTCTATCTTAAAATTCCCATCATTATCTACTCCCAGACTTACCCCACCCATAAACTTCAACGAGTCTCGTTCGAGATATAGGTCTTTAAATGGTTTAGTCTCGGAACCGAGATGAAATACTCCACTCTGAGATGGAATTAAGTCACTGTTATTGAAGTAAGCGTTATCTCTTACCCAACCAGTTGCATTTGAGAGAGCGAGTCCTGTTGCTTTTAATTCCGTATCTATAGCTACTTCGCTACCTCCCTTGGCTAGAGAATCGAACCACCCCGTAGAAGCGTAAACTGTTCCCCACTTTTGATTTGATTCCCCTACATTTCCAGAGCCATCAAAGTGAGGTAAGAGATTTCCACTTACCCATAAATCTCCTCTGACATCAAGTGACCCTGACGCTACGTCAGTTCCGACCCCTAGTGATTGATTCGTGTCGTCCCAGTATACTCTGTCTGATCCACCAAAGGTAGTAGCGTTAATTCTATATTGAAGTTGGTTTGCTGTTCCACCAGCAGCACCAGCACCATCCGACCCTGCTGGCCCAGTAGGGCCTGTGGGTCCAGCACCGCCATCACCACCGCTATCGCCTTTATCTCCAACACGAGCAAAAGTTATGTAGACCTCTTCACTATTTGGGAAAGTCGAAACATTCCCATCTATGTATGTTGCATTGACATCAAAGTACCCTGCATTCTCAACGAAGCTGTTAACAGCGAACAGCACGAACTTGTCGTTTTCGTCTTTTTCTGAAACTTTGAAGTGACCTTTAATTGTCGAATTTGAATCGTCTATTGTTCTGAGGAATGACTGTATATCGGTTGATGCCATGTCTTGGTCATCTATATACAAATGAGTCGCTAAACTAATATCCGAGTTATTAAATTTTAAGTCACCAGCACCGGGATCATTGTCGGCTGTATTAGTATCAAAAGAGTATCTAAACGATGCCCCACCGAATGTTCCAGCGGGACCAGTATTCCCCGTGGGTCCTGTGGGGCCACCAGCGGGACCAATTGGCCCAGCGTTACCCGTGTCCCCTTTTAATGCTGCTGGAGCAAAGGAAACCCAAAGTTTATTGCCAGTTGAACCAAGGTCATAAGAATAATGCTGGGATACAAATTTAACTGCTATCTTTATGAAATCTCCTGTCGGAACAGTATAAGTAGAACTAGTGACTTCCAGCAGTAAATACTTTCTGGGATCATCTGTATCAAATAGTTTTATTCTTGAACCCTGTAGGGCAAGAGATTTAGTCCATTCTTCAGCATAAAAGTACGATGAAGATTGCCACTGACCAACACTGAAGCTTAAACAAAGCGAGCTTACTGAAGTATAAAATCCACTTGATACATCTAGCCAAGCCGTCTTGACTCCCGCATTTACAGTTGTATTTGTGGTCGTATCAAATTCGTACAACATTGTATCCCCACCAGCGTGACTAGTGGGTCCTGTGGGACCAGCACCACCAGCACCACCAGCGGGGCCTGTACTCCCTGTGGGTCCTGTGGGACCTATTACTGAACTAGCAGGACCAGTAGGGCCAGTAGGACCAGCACCAGTAGGCCCTGTAGGACCTTCTGAGCCAGCATACCCAGTAGGACCTGTAGGCCCAAGAGGACCAGAAGCCCCGACAAATCCTCTGGGACCTGTCCACCCTGCGGGACCAGTGGGGCCTGTACTCCCTGTAGGACCATCAACGCCATAAGGGCCAGAAGGGCCTGTAGGCCCCTCCATTCCTAGACCTCCCGTATTACCCGATGGGCCTGTGGGACCTTGGGGACCTATCATTGTACTTGTAGGCCCAGTAGGACCAGCGGGTCCAGCAGGTCCAGCAGAACCATCAGAACCATCAGAACCATCAGGGCCAGTAGGACCAGCAGGACCAGCAGGACCAGCACCACCAGCAGGACCAGCAGCACCAGCAGGACCAGCACCACCAGCAGGACCAGCAGCACCAGCAGGACCAACGGAGCCTGTCGGACCAGCTACCGTACTTGCTGCGCCTGTCGGTCCAACAGGGCCATTTGGACCAACAGGACCAGTGGCTCCTAAGTGACCTTGGGGACCTCTTGGTCCGGGTTGGCCAGCAGACCCGACAGGGCCTGTGGGACCAGCTACAGTACTTGCAGAACCTATAGGACCAATAGGCCCATCAGGGCCTGTGTTTCCTCTTACTCCAGCAGAGCCTTGAGAACCTTGAACTCCAGCGGGTCCAGTTTCTCCTTGTGGGCCTGTAGGGCCAAGAACGACGCTTGTAGGGCCTGTAGGACCAGCAACGGTACTATCGGACCCTTGTGGCCCCGTAGGACCAAGAATGCCTTGAGGACCAACGGGTCCTGTCAGTCCGATATTACCCTGTCCACCTTGATTGCCTTGGGGGCCAGTATTTCCTGTGGGTCCAGTAGGACCAAGAGGACCTGTGGGTCCCGCTCCTCCTGTGCTACCAGTAGGACCAAGAGGACCCGTTGGTCCGATAGGACCAGCTACGCCAAGAGGAGGTCCGACTGTAGAAGTAGTTGTATCTGACGATGGGGTTACCGTTGTCGTGCCATCGCTAGGTTGCGTAGCAGAACTATTTACCGTGCTAAGCTGAGAGTTTACGGTTGCTGAATTATCAGCACTCGTTGCTGTAACATTTGTAACAGCCCCTTCAGTTACTTTAGCGGTTATGTTCTGATCTGCCATTAGCTGGTTACTTCAGGAGAGATATTAACTTTACCCTGTAGGATTCTGGTCACAGTCCCGGCATTGTTATACATCTCTACGTCGTAAACAGCTTGGTGTACTGGTAGTGCTGCGGTTTCGGTAGCAGTAAGACTTATATCTACCAATCCACTTACCAGTTCTAAGTAGTCAGGCGAAGTCCCGCTGACTACATCTGGATCAAGGTCCACTAGTATGCCTGAAGCCCCGTAATAAGATCGAGCATAGCCCCGCGTTGTGTAACCGCTCAGATTCAGAGCGTTGCTTGAAGAGTCTGTGACAGCAATCCTCGCAGTGTAAGTTGCTCCTTGGATAATGCTCAAATTTGCTGTAGTTGCCATACAGATTACTTTACACAAAAAAAGCCGAAAGGATTAAAATCCCTTCAGCTTAGTTGGAGAAACTGATAAATAAAAAACTAGTTTACTTCCCCTCCCCTAGTATATTTTGCGCCTTTTTTGAAACTGAGGTAGGATTATTAGATTTCATAAGGTCAGTAGGGGCCTGATAAGAACTAACGTGTCTTTTAAATTCTCTAATCAACCTCTTCTCAAGATTCTCTCTGTTATCTATAGGTATTAGACCTATTTGAGCAGCATGAGCCTGAAGGTCTGTTTTGCTCATTTCTTTTACTCCTTTTACGTATTTCTCCTCGTCTAAAGTATTATACTTGCTTTTGCCATCGTCTCCCCAAATTTGATCTAAGGAAGTGGCTGTGAAGTTCTTATCGTCCTTGCCGTGAGTCTGAGACATATCTTCGACCTTCTTTTTAGGCGGTCTGCCTCGTTTCTTGGCTGTATTCTTAGTTTCTTTTGTTTTGTCAGTCATAACGTTCCTCTCTTATTATACTTATGCTCCAAAAAAATCAACAAAAAAAGGCCCCCTTGCGGGGGCCTTTGAGTATGCAGTAATAAGCACGATTAGACAACAATACCGACAACCGAACGGGCGTCGATACAAACACGGCCCTCTTCGAGGTAACCGTAGAATCCAGTTTTCTCACTACGAGAAACCCATTGGTCATCAGCCAACACAGTCCACTGGCCACCACTTTCGTGCTGACGGGCAACTGGACGGATGAAGGAATCACGACTACTGTCGATACCAACAAGGATTTCGTCGCCAGAGGCTCCACCATCAAAGGCAGAACCGCCAGAGGCAGGATAGGTCACAGAACCAGCGAACTCGTCGAACAGAGTATTGTACTTCTGAGAGACTCCAAGCTCGATAACCTCATGAAGAGAGATACCGTAGATTTCGCCCATGCCAGCACCACGGAACACTTGCTCCCGAACGCTGTCGGGAAGGGCCACGCTACTGTCAGCATAACCTTCAGCAGAAGTGCCTGAAAGCACACCCGCTCTGGTGTTCATGGGTTGGTACGCGAACGCACGAATCTGCTCCATCATTTCCGGGCTCACGAACAAGTCGGTGATACCACGGCTACCTTCAGGAGTGCCACCCGCAAAAGAGGTGAACAGCCTACGCTGAAGAGTGAGGAGACGGTTGAAGTCATCCAGTTGCAGTACGTCATCCGTATTGGACTGAATCACATGGTTAAGAGCACCACTAGCAGAACTAGCTTTACCACTCTTGGTGCTGGCTTCAGCCAACGCCTTCATGATAACAGCCCACCCATTCCGTTCTTGTTTAATAAGAACTTCCTGAGCCATACGCTCAATGGCTTTGCTCACAATGTCGAGACGACCACGACGAGCGTATTTCTTGAGGAAGGAAACCGCGCTATCGAGACGATAGGTAGCGATTTTCATCTCTTTCATACCCTCAACGAGAGAACTAGGAAGGCCACCAGCCACATTTTGTGACCAGACCTTAACGTATCCATCGTTTTGGTCGTAATAAAGATCGAGAGGATAGCTTGGGCTATCATCTTCGTCGTATTCGCTATCAGCATAGATAGCGGACAGGGTTCCAGCTTGCTTGATCACTTCTTGGATCACCGGGCCTAGAAACGCAGCAAAAACTTCTTGCGCTTCGGCAGCTTTGGTGAGGTCTTTTGAACCGATCTGCTTTATAAGCTCTACCTGTTCTGGAGTATTCTTAAGCTTTAATTTCATAATAAATTTCTCCTATTTAAATTACAGGTTGAGTTTGATTAGCACGTTACCGTTAGAATCTTGGCCTCCCAAGAAATGTCCAACAGCAGTAGTACCGTGAGGGTCAGTTGAGAAACAACCACTATTGTGGCCGTAAGCAATCGCCCCCGGAGTTAGTGCGTTTTGGTTGAGGTCAACACCGTCCACTAAGAAGATGCCTTTTGTAGCAACCGGAACTGCTTGACCTGAGATAGCAACTTGCATCTCCGCAGCTTTACGTGGGTTGTACAGCAACTTCTCGCCGTTTTCATCAGTCTCACGAACATCGTAGAGAAGCATACCGAGAGGAGTGTCACCTGAGGCAGCGGTCTCCAGCAAAGCTTGAACGTTGTACCGTTGTGAAACAGTATTCCCGTAATCCGTGCTAGACACACCGTTCCCCAACTGCATTTCGTCAGTTGATTCCCAACCGTTCGCAGACTTGACTTTAACAAGGGCTCCCTTGTTAACACTAGTGCCATCAAACGCAAAAAGGTTGATGACATCATGCTCGTCGTAGTCTCTAAATGGTAATAGATTTGGCATAATTATTTTTTCCTTATTAACTAATTAATAAATTACTTAACTTCAAATTGATCCAGACCAAAGGCAGACTTGTATTTATCATACGTAGTCGGTTCTTCAGCAGGAATACTCACAGGGACTTCTTGCGATTGACCCTGCGCTTCGTCGATTGCCTCTTCCACAACTTCTGTCGTTTCGTTGGCAGATTCATCTGTACTGGCTTTAACTTCTTCCACAACAGTTTCAGCTTTCGCTTCTTCCGCTTTGGCTTCTGTCTCTGCCTTTACAGCTTCAATGGCTTTCCGAGTTTTCGCTGACAAAAGAACCGTCATTTTCGCTTGATAAGCTTGAAAATCCTCGTCGCCCATGTCCTTAATGTCGGAGGCCATGACTTCGCGATCTTTATCGTTAAGTTCATATTCCTCGTCTAATTGGGCCATGCGCTGGTTAAATCTCTCTTGCGCTTCACGTTCAGTCTTTTCAGCCTGAAGTTCCTGCAAGGTAGACTGAACCTTCTCCATCTCCGTCGTTAGAGCATTGTGCTCTGAGGAAAGGGTCTGGTGTTTTTCGTCAGCTTCTTTCTGTGCGTTTTCTTGAGCGGTCTTTTCTTCAGCGAACTTCTCAGATGCTTGCTTTAGTTGTTCTTCGATAAACTCATGAACAGCAGAGGCTTTAAGCTCCTGCATGGACTCATCTGTTATATCTTTTACGCTTTTTATCTTCATAATAAAACTATCCTCGTTTGCCTTACCCGAACTAGGTTTCTTTACATTCTTATTTTCGCAATGTGAAATTTTATTTGCGTTTTTTGGCGTGTTTCCAACATGTTCTTCAATATTAGCACTCCGAGTTTCTTTTTCTAAATTTTTTTCATCTTTTTTAACGGCCACCCCTTCTACGTCAGCAGCAGGGTTCTCAGTTAATCCTATTCCAAGAGGTACGACATTCGAAATAACATGCCTATACACCATCTTGCCGTCATCGGTTTTCCCGTTTCCACCGAACCCCTGAAGCTTATCCTTAAGTTCCGCAATCTGGTCTTCCGCTGTCACGAATTCACCGTTTTCAATGTTTTTTTCACCTTCGTTGAGGATAACCAAGTCGTAATCATTAAAACCAAGCTCCCAACTCGCGGAAACCCGAAGATAGTTTTCGCTGGTAGGATCGCTCGCTTCTTCAATAATATCCGCCAATCTATTGTTTACAACTTTCCATATGACACCCCCTAGAGTAATATTGAATGGAGCTTTGGTATCCTTAAGCTTCTCTGGGGAAAGAGCTTTATCTGAGCCAAATTCGCTATACCCAGCAGAAAGTATAACACCTACTACTTTGTCCCTGTTGTGTTCGATGTTAATTGGCTTGTTAATGAAAGAGTCACAAATCTCAAGGGCTGTTGAAGTATCGATCACATCTCCATTCTTGTTCACCCTGTTAATAACACAGGCATTGAACGCCACAGGAAGCAAGTCTATGTTTTTCTTGGTGTCTACATCAGGGATGAACTCGCCAACATCCATAAGGCTCGCCATCGCTAAATATTTATCCTTATCCTCCTGAACGAGAGGACGGATGTTGGAACTAAAAATGGTTTTGTGTTTAGGGTTCATATTATACTGTGTCCATTGCTTCGATGTAGTAGAATGCAGATATGTTACCCGCAGTTCCGTGAACGTCTTCAGCGAAGACGGCTGTGTTAGAAGTAACGTAAATTGGCGATGGGAATCTATTCATCCCTGTTCCCACATGGATAATAACATCTCCACTCGTGTTGGTCTCTTTAATCGCAGTGCCTACTGTGCAAGTGACAGCAACAAGTACGACTCTTCTATTGGCTCCGGGCGCAGCAACTAAAGTTCCGTCGCCAGCTAAATTCGAAATTTCTAGTTTCTTCCAGTATCCGCTGTTGGGTGTGCTCATTAAGTTTCCTTTACACTAATATAGGTTCCAGATTGGTTTTTTGTGTTCTGTTAGATACAGATCACGTATGTTTATAAACTCGTAATTAAGATTGAACTTGTCGGCGTCTTCCTTAGCCTTGGCAAAACACTCGTCGTTGGGTATCCAATATTCTGTAAGGTCCAAAAAATTAACAGAGGTAGTTTTCTCTCTGTCTATTTTGTACTGTGGTTTACCTGACCTCATAGAGAGGTACATGTTGACTCTGGCTAAAGCACAAAGTATCGGATTTTTCTTCTCGTGATTGCTCACTCCTCTTAAGAAAGCTTTTTCTAGTTGGGAATAAGTTACGTTCGTACCGTTGTCGCTATTAAACTCCTTAGCCTTCAGTCTTAACGTATCAGCAATTTGAGCAGAGATATCAATTATATCCTTTTGATCTGGCTCAATCTTCTTGGACTTTGGAGCGGGTACGGGGTCAATTGGCTTTATTGGCTCGATCTCAGAACTAGTAAGAGTAGCAGACTCAACAACAGGTTCTGGCTCCAGTTCTTTAGATAGTGGCTCGTTTTCTACAGACGATACCTCGTCTGTCTTTTTCGCGATTTCCCATAGACGGCTGTATTTAGCCATCTGTCTATAACTGAGTGGACGTTTGTTATCTGCCATATGACAATATTTCTCTTAATTATTACACAGGATATATTAAATTTATAAAAAATTTTTCCGCCACCTAAACTTCAAAAAAAATCAAAAAAAACTATTGACCTGAAAATAACTTCCCTATAAGGTAACTCTATGCGATCTGAATGTCGCAATGATCTTTGAGAACTTAACAATTTTGTCTGGCGACGGTTGGGCAAAGGGTGTGACTGAATAACCCTCTAACATCGGGGGTAAGGTGCTGCTGCGTTGCTAAATGCGAAGACCAAACGCTAGGGGGTAACGTGGTAGGCTAGGGACTACATGAACTGTACTGTGTTATTGTCCTTATGTGAGTAATGCAGAAATCTCACTTCCCACTAATTTTGTCTTAAAGGCTAAGCCTGTCTTCGATGCCTCGATACTTGCCATAGCTGTGGGACATCCATCTGAGTAGCTGCTGTTCTCTGAACCTTCTAGGTTCTACCTCCTTGACAGTGGTTGCTCAGATTTTTTTTTGAAAACTAGAATATCTGAGATTTTAGTCTTACTTCCAAAGAAGCTTTTTACTCTCCACTTATCATCAGGGTATACCAGCCAATGTGCTTGGTCCCTTATTAGTCTGTCGCCCCATACAAGAATTAAGGCAACATCATTGAGGGCATCAAGCTCGTCTAAGCTATCTACTTCAATTATTTCGTACCCGTACTTCTTGGCAACTTTTTTAACTTCGCTTGGAAACGTTATGATTATCGCTTCGTAATGGATAAGGGAAAGAGTATATCTTAAGGCATTTCCTGTATCCTGTATGTCTTTGCTCAAGCGATATCTATCAAGAGGTAAAGTGGACTTGTCCTTTAGGGATAATCTATAGAAAGCTTTTTCAAGAGCCTCTGGACCACAGGCATTCATATGCTTTACCAAATAGCCATCGGGGTCCGTCTTTAGATATTCAGGGTGAAATATTGAGCAACCTTGCAGCAATAGGAAAGCTACTATAAGTAAAATGAAAATTTTGAACTTACGAAAAATTGATTTCGTGCTAAATCCTTGTTGCAAAAAGAAACACATGTTTAAGTCAACCTAATCGCCATAAATATATTAAGAGCAATACTCAACCCAAGCAGAGTGGCCATAGGTAATATCAGTTTCCAGTTGCTTTCGAATATGATTTTAGTTTCCTTCTCGCTCTTCGCTTTTTCTTTATCACTCACATACCACCAGTGCGAATTCTGGTCTAAGAACAAATACCTAGTCTCTTTTCTTGGCTTATTTTTCATATGCCCTCCCTTGGGCTACTGGTCCAGTTCTTTGGGTTCGACCTGTTTATTTTATCGATAAGAGATTTTATCGCTCGATCTTGTTCGATGAGAATCTTGTGCTGTTCCTGAAGCCCTTTTTCCATCATCAGCATATCTCTGTGCTGTTTCAGAATGTAATTATCAGCGTTCTTTATGTTTCGGATTAGCGAAGCTTTCTCGACTAAGTGATTCAGTCTGTTATTCCCGATTCTAATTTCTTGGGATATAAATAAAACGAAACACACAGAAAGTGTGCCTAGCATCCAGCACAGGCCAACGGAATGCTTTTCTATCTTATCCCAAGCGGATTTTAAAATCCTACAAAAAAAAGCCACTATTTTCATAGTGACTTTATTTACACCTAAAAAGGACGATATGACTTAATCTTCTTTAGGAATCCCCCCTGCGTACCACCCTTCAGGTAGCTTAACTTTCTTTTTGGAAAGCACCCAAGAACCGTTTTGATTTACATATACCCTCCCTGTAACATCTGGTCCTAAACGGACCATATCTGCTCCGGTATCAACGAAAACAACTCGTGTGCTCCCGCACCCAACTAGGAGAACGGCTAGACTAGCTAGAATTAGAATTCTCTTCATCTTTCTTCCTTTGTTCAGCCATCTTGGCTTCTTGTTCTTTTATTCTGTCGGCCCAACTCCTTTTGGTTTCTTTAGGAATATCAGTAGCATCACCAGCCTTAGTGTCTTTCTTCACCTCGGCAGTTAGCCACTCTAAAACGGCTTTAATTAGGGCCGTTAGCCAAGTCATTACTTGCCTTTGGCCATGCCTCTAGATACAGTATATCCAACTGCTCCGAGGGCTGCGACCACAAAGCCAAAGACTTTATTAGCTGTGCCGACACCTTCTGCATCGAGCAAGTCTGCGCCCCAGAGGAGCGATGCCAAAACTGTAAGACTTGTTAACCAGAATTCCGTAGTTTTCCAACCCGGCTTTACTTCATTACTTTTTGCTGCCATAATATTTTCCTTCTGTTCTTGTTTATATGTTGTCCCAACCTCGGTAGGGCTTTCCTTCATTATCTTGGCTATGGGGGTGTTCTTCTATTTTTTTTGGTCTCCAAAGTATATAAAGAAGCCAATCCCAGCCTTTTTTAACAATATTCTTCATGACTAAATAGTGTTACACCCCTAAATATTGATTTGACCACTTAAAAACAAACCTTTACTTAGGTCTTCTTGGTCTAGGTCAACGGCAAAACCAAGAGTCACCATCTTGTTGCTTCCTATAGTAGCTCTATAGGTGGCCCTTTCTAGATGACAAGCTTTCAGCATGTAACTATTAGCTAGTTGGGTGGTAACCCCTGTCGCTATTCCAGTAGCTGGACAATCCCTATTCCTGTGAATATCAATCGATATATCAAATTTGTCATTATGTGCTCTTAAGTTAGCAAGACTGCCAGCTTGGGAATCAGATACGATTGCGTCTACAGAAATGGTTGCCTGAGCGGGTTCTGTTATTGGGGAATCAATTGGGATTTTATATCCAATGCCACGTAGCGTTTGCCGTTGTAACTCTAGCTCCAAACTATAAGACTGTATTTTTAAGTCTTTAAGACTAAGCCCCATATTCCCAGAAGTAACAAGTTCGGTTACGCTGAACTTTACATCCTTTGCTGATAATACTGTCGTGTTACCACCAGCAGTATTACCTCGGTAGGGCGGGATTGTTATATCTTTTGTGTTCTGCCCCGTGACCTGTTTGTAATGAATGATGGGCATAGGGATGGTTTCAGTGCCCAAGTTAATATTCTTAAAATGAGTAATGTCCGTTCCTTGCAGCGAAACAGTATTTTCTATAATTCCCCCAACGGAAACTTGAGAGGTATACCTTGATAGAAAGCAATTGCTAATTCCTATTACGTCCGACTTGTGATCTACAACACCCTCGTACCACCCTTCACGGGTATCAATTCCATCTTCGGTCATTACGGTCACATAGAAGTTTCTCCTGTCTAAATTCCTGTCCCCCGTATTTGTGAAGCTATTGATAAGCGACTGCTCAAAATTATCAGCTTGAGAAGGGGTTCCATCTTCGCCAGATTGGTGATTGAAATCGAGCCCGAATAACTGTTCGTTTTTAAAACTTCCCAGATAATAATTTAGGTCTATGTTTACCGTGGGCTGTGATATTATGGGCCTAGCTGCTAAGCCAAGTTTTCCCATTTGGGCAATATCCGCCCTATCTATATTGAACGAGTAATCTAGAGACTGTATTCTCTCAAGGGTATCTGGATTTTTGTGGACAGGACTACTTTCCGTCCCGCTTATAATCGCTGGCCCCACGAAGGCTGCTTGCGCTTGGTAAGTGACGCGGTTTCTGGCCATGTTTAAGTCCTGCTCGCATATAAAATTCCAGCCATGAAATCATCTAGCTGATGTTCTAGGGCAACCTCTTGGACACTACTGACACGCTCTTGGTTTTTATCCAATGGCTTATCTATGTAGTTCTTCGATTCTTTAATCCAATCCTTTGGCTCTTCATTACTCATGACGATGCTCGTGATGGTGTCTGCTACCGCTAACTGCTTCTCACTTAGCTCTTTTAGTTTGTGCTTACGCTTTAGCGACGAAACGACCTTAGTATTAAGCTTTTGGCTGAGAAGCATATTTTCCCTTACCTTCTTCATACTATAGTTGTAATCATCACCAGCGACTACAGGCGGATTCGATACTCTACTCTGAGGGCCTTCGCCAACAGGAGAAACATTTTGGGTACTCTGTGGCGTCCCCGTTCCAGCGGGTCTGCCACTGGGTTCGCTTATTTTTTGTTTTTGAATTTTGGCCTGTTCTTTTGCTTTTTTGTCTTCGATTTTGACTTGATGATCTAACTGCTTATCAGCAAGTTCTTTTTGGGTGTTAGGTCCCCCAACCATAGGCTCATATAGACCCTTCTTTTTGAGCTTGAGGAATTCTTCGTGATTATCTATCGAATCTTCGACATCTGGAAGTCTACCACTCTTAAGTGCTTCCATACCTTCCTCTGGAGTAAGAATACCTATTTCAACCATCCTGCTATAAATCCTCGCCATGTTAGTCGGGTCACGCAAAGTGATCTCATCAAACTGAGGAGTAGGTGGAGCTTGTAATCCAAGCTCTTTAGAAATTCTTTTGATTTCGGGGATCAAAAAGTCATTGAGGAAAGCTCGCTGGGCTTGCTTCAACCTACCAAGAAACATTTCCGCTTTAGCTGTCTGGTTCGCAAACCTTTCACCAGCACCAAGCAAGATGTTGTTTAATCCGATTTGGATATCCTTATTAACGGTCTCGTACTTCTTAGGATCAAGAAGCTGGGCGATGTCGGGGATAACAAATTGAGCCTTCGTAGTATAATCAGCGATAAGAACCCTGCCTACGGACTGATTTGTGAAAAGTTTTTGCATGGCCTCAATATTCTTCTGGTTAACTCCTCCCTTTTCAGGCTCGTCACCCATTGTAACAAGAAGTATGGCTTGATTAGTTGTCCTAGTCATAGCCATGTCCATTTTCTTCATTTCTTGTTTCCAGTTCAAATCTTCAAGCACTGGAAATCCCATAGGCACAGCAAGTGGCTCATAATCTTGCTTCTTGTAGAAAACAGCGTACATCTTTTCGCTGTCCAAAGGCATGGTCAGATAAGGAGTCCTTCTACTCTTCACTTCCTTCCTAATGTCGCTAGGTAGATTTTTAAATACCTCTTCGTCTTCTTCTGTCTTCGGGTTTCTCAGTCTTTCTAGCTCGTAATCAGAAAGAACCTTGTAATATTTATTCTCCTGAAAAGTGATATTACCTTTGGCTTGCACATCGGCTGGGTTGAGAATTATGTAGCGTGAAGGGAGCATCATGTCTTTGCTCTCCGCACCAAAAGTTTGAGCAATTCTTCTTATGTCCTTCTGCTGTATTTTAGAGTCAAACCTATATACAAATACATTTCCACTTCTGTAGTATTCCCTGAAGAACTTGTCCTGAAGGGTCCACAAGCCGATCTTATCGAAGTAAGCATTAAAAAAGTTTCTTGATTTTTTATTGCCGTCTGTGAGGAAAACGTCACCAACGGTAAACTCCGTCATTAGATCAATCGTGGTCCTGAATATAGCGAAATTGTAATAAGCTTTTTGACATAGTATTACCGCGTCCTTTACATCCATCCCTGAGTAATTGGAGGTACTCTTAGAATAGTTAAAGGGTACGAGACCGTCTGAGATATTTGAAAATCTGTCGGTTCTCTCTATGCTGGCAGACTTGTTCCTTCTTGTTCGAGTCTCAGCAGCCTCACTAACCATCATGGGCTCGATGTTCCTCTTTCGGACAGTTTTTGCCTTCTTCGGAGTGCCTTCTTCTTTATTCATAAATAACAGTTAAAATTACACACTAATCTATCATTATCGGTGAGAAAGTTTGATGGGATGTTTCCTGAACGTCCGCCATATCAAAATAGCATCTCGTTGCCCAACAAGCCAACATTAACGTAGTATAGTTATCTTTTCTAGCCCTGTGCTGAGAAGTACTCCTTTTTAAATGCTGTGGCAAGTCAAATGTCTGGGTTCCCCTTGGGGTCGTCTTCACTTCTACTAGAGCGCACTGACGCTTGGTTTGGTAGACATGGTTATCTTGCTGTTCTATAAGGTCTAGGACCGATTCGCTGGCTGAATGATCTAGATTAACCCTATAATTACTTTGTTTGTTGAATGCCTTTTCGTTAGCGGTGGTCTTCGAAGCAAACCATATTTTCTTATGATCTATCGCAGCTTGTAGATGTTCGTTAGCCTTTCTTATCCAATTAGAGGAGAAAACCTGTTTGAAGCAAATTGTCCCAGCAATTTTGTTGTACTGTCTCTTTGCTGCCTTAAGTTGATTTGTGTATTCGTTTCCCTCTGCGTCACTATTAAAATCAAAGAAGTTAATTTCTCGATCCTTGAAGAGCTCAGACTCATTACAGCCATCTATAAACTGATACCCCGCGTTATCAATGCATATCATTTCTATATCGAAGGCATTTGTTATATAACTCAGGTATTTAATGTGATCCTTAAGGTCTCCTCCAGCCACAGCGTATGAATGCACCAACACGCCTGTTCTAGTCTCGGTATCGATCTCCAGAAGAGACATTGCGAAATAATCAGAGGTAGGACTATTACTAAAACTTGGGTCAATCCCAAGTATGTATTTCTCACCCTTGTTGCCTCTTACGAGGGTAGTTGGTTCTTGGCCATCGACTACTGTACAATCGTGCATTTTTTTTGCACTAAAGTAGGAGTCGCTCCCATCCGAAAACAGAGCACAGTACTCCCGCTGAAAAGAAGAGTGGCTTTGGCCACCGTTTTGAGCTTCCTCAATTACCGTTTGGTCTATCATGTGATCAGGGAGAGCTTCGAATCCAAGCTGTGAAATGAAATACTTGCTTTCTTTTATTTCTTCGCTTTCTATATGCTCTATCCACTCCTTATAGGTTTTATAAAGATTTTCAAATGTATAGCTCGCTGAAGATAAAGCTATCATTTTACTATCGTTTTCGAAAACCATTCTTTCGCTTTCGGTCATTGCCCCTGCTTTAATTAACTTGTCTTCCATTTCGCGTATCTCAATACGCTCTTTCATGTTTTGTGGGGCAACCAAGAACGGCATTAGGACTGTTTTAATGATGTCTTCAGGCAACAAAAGAAACTCATCAAGCACGAGTATATTTGCACGAAAACCACGAATTTTTTCTCCGTTAAGAGGTATGGCCGTTATAGAGCCTCCGTTAATTTGCCATTCGAATTGGTCATTTCTTTTCGCTTTTGCTCCAAACGCTTGAGCCAAAAGCTCCGCACCTTTCGATTCCACTAGCTTTTCAATATTGTTAAATATGAATCTAGCGGTACGGAATGTCGGGCCAGCCACAAGTATTTTTGTTCCCGGATTAAATACACATTGCAAAAAACAAAAGACTGAAGCTATGAAAGTTTTACCACAACCACGACCCCAGACGCACATACTAAAGTTTCTGTTCATCATACCCTTTAGGGTTATTTCTTGGTATGGAGCAAGCTTAATCCCAGATATGAGTTCCGTAGTAAAACCTAAATTAGCCCTAAGAAATTTAGCTAATGAAATTTTAGCTTCTTTATCTTTTAGCTCTCCTTTGATCGATAATAACTCCTTGTTAATATCAGGTAGACTCGTTTTATATTTTTCAGGACAATACCACATTATAACTTCTTCGAGTCGTAAGCCAACTGTAAGTCAACCTTTCCGACTATCTCTTCGTTACTGAAAATTTTCTCCACAACTCTAGATGCCTCCTTTCTTCCGTCCACAAAAAGGAACTGTATCAAAGGGTACTCTCTTATCAAGTTTCTAACTCTCCTCAGTATATACTGAGAAGTCACTCTTGTGTTTTTAAATATTCTCTCTTTGCTGTGCTGCTTCCTTAAATGCCCAAACGATAATGCATGTTTGAAGTCTTGCTCTATCAATATGACCAATAGAGTATTTGCTTCTTGGGCTTTTTCTATTTCCCTACAAAATCTATCGTAGTTATCTGGCCTAAGAGTCCCCACGAAATCCGCCAATGACTTCCTCTCTATTCTGCACGTATTTACTTCTCCATCGGTAGACAGGACGTAATCGCCAAATTTGAGACCCTTCAGTTCTGTTTTAGTATTAAACCTAAGCGGGTTTTTCTCCCTAGTATCTACATATATGACCGAATCATTGCTTATTGGCTCCCCCTCGAATAAAAAAGTTTTTTTATATTTATTCTTTAACCCAATGCTCTCACAGGCGTCATAGTAATCTCCGAAAATTTGATTTAGCTCATCTATAGCAGGAAACCTTAGGCTTCTTAATTCGACCTGACACATGGAATATTCCATGTTCTTCTTCTCTGCTCTGCTTTTTATCAAATTAAGGCAAAGAGTCCTGACTTCATCAGAGGGTCTTTCTTCTCTCCATTTCTTGAAGTTTAGGTGACTATTGAAAAGCGATTCGAGGTACTGCTCTTTGGTCTTATACTCAATCAGTTCACCGTCATAAAGATCATATCGAGGAAAGAATTCCTGATAGTAATTACCCACTTTTATCTTGTGAGCTTTCAGGTGAGCGTGAAGAGAACGGTCAGACTTGAACTCTTTCTCACAAATTTTGCACTTACCCATTTAGAACCTCATCTTCACTTAACCCTAGTATCCTGCCTTTGAGTTCTTCCATAGTACTCAACCTCCCAACCTCTTCAGAAAGAGCAACCTTCCTTAGATCGGCTAACTTGATCATTTTTATTCGGGACTCTTCGTCTTTCCACATCTCAACCAAATTTAAAATACTAGCGTTATTCTTAAGCTCTTTGCTTAGCCGAGTACTCCTCTTTTCCTTCAGGTCATTGAGAAGCTTCGTTTGTCTGTTGATACATTGGTTATACTCAGTCTGGCATGAGGAAATCGCCTCAATTAAACTCATCGACATCCTTCTCCCTTCACTGTCGTCAGCAGAATCATCCATAAGATTGCTTAGCCTCTCCACTCTCGCTTGAACAGTAGAAGCGATAACAACTTCACAAGACATAACTATGTATTGGTCTACTTCCTCTTGGGTAAGGTCATATTTGTCATGGGTATACCTTACGAAGCTACTTTCGAAAAGGTCTCTGTCACTTGTTGACATGTAACTATTTATTTGATGAACAAATCTATACGTAGACAGGTATCCTACTAGTGAATGAACAGCTTTTCTTTGGGCGGGAGATATTTTGTCTTTATCTAATGCAGGGTGAACAAATTTATTAATTCTGGCTAAGCACGAGGAAAAAGTCTTAGGAGTTTTATACTCTTCAGAAACTGCACTCTCTATGGGCATGAGTAAAGATTCTCGTGGCAAAGTCTCTAAGAACTCTGTCACGCATCTCGATTCTTGACTAAGGTTACTAAGCTTGTTGTCCTTGAAAACGACCCTTGTTAATTCCAAGGACTTCATGGTGCAAGCGTTGTTCCTTATGAACTCAATGTCTTCTTCGGTAAGGTTGATCTTCTTTTTCGGCTTGTACTCGTGAGCACCCCTCGCCTTTATATCACTATTGGCTAAAAATTCTTTAACCGCCCTTCCTTCTTTACTTCTCCCGTCTAGGTCTTGACCGGGGAACGCTTTAGTTATTAGATCAAGAAGAGATGGCGGATCATCAGGATTATTATTCCATTCATCCATGATAATTTGCTGTTGCTCGTTTGTTAGGTCGTTCATCCTAAATAAAATCTATTTCACCACCGGAGAGTATTTTTTTCGCCTTTTCAATTATACTTTTTTTAATGTTCTTAATCTGCTTGTATCCGGGCGATCTATTCTTTTCGTTCGTTTTGTAGCCCATCTTTTTTGCTGTCTCGTTTTCATCTAGGTGCTTTATGTAAAGCAGCTTGTAAACTTTCCACTCTATTGGCTTTAAAACCTGTTGCATCTTTAAATGTAGTTTCTCGGCAGCATCTTCAATATTAACATTCTGTCCAAATCTATCGTATACTTCTTGCGAATGGTTCTCTAGGGCTAATGGCAACTTTGCATTGTACGCTGATTTCTTAGTGTTCACCCAGTTCTTGTATAAGGGGCACGAGGAATCCTGTTTCCCGTATATCCGACATAAGTCTTCTCCCTCGGCTGCTGCACATTTTAAGCATGGTCTAGAAAAGTTACCGTAGTTGTTTCTTATTAGGTTCTTTATCTGGTTTGATATGAGCCTGTTCAGCCAAGGCCCAAGCGATTTAGATGGATCGTATAAATGCCACTTTTTGAATATATGTATTCTTAATATTTGAGATACGTCGTCGAAGTCCATCCAAGCTAAAATAGTAAGTGTCCACTTGCTTCTTCTTTTCCTTATTTCGTTGTCTATCTCGTCTATACAGTCTTCAAACTTCGGCTGCTTTATTTCGGATTCCTTTTTATCGTGATCTATTTTTTTCTTATTAACTACCCTCTTTGAAGGTCTCTTTGCGGATTTTTTGTTTCCATCCGAGGGCTTCAAAAAATAGGGTTACAGGTCTCTTTGCTTTTGGTTTTTTCCTGCTTCGTCCCAGAAACTATCCATAAGGGTTTGCTTCTCTCCTTCGTCAGGAACATCCCTAGGGAACTCTTTCATTGTCCCCCCTCTCGAACCAGCAACTTCTCCCATTTTGTAGGATTTTGCATATACTTCGGTTTCTACCTCTAGTTTACTAATAGATGGTATGCTTTGAGAACTCTCTTCAACTTCTTCAACCTCTTCTGGTTCTGGGTCGGGCATCTTACCCATTCTGGCAGCAGAAGCGTTCATTGGGTTTCCGCAACTGCTACAAAATGACGGTGCTTTTGCAGAATACTCGCTCCCAGAGCCACATTTTCGACAATACATCTTCATACGCTTATATTATACTCATTTTCCGAAAGATACTTCTATTTTTTAATGTGTAAATAGACATGATATGCCAAAGAGACCTTTTAAATTCAAAAACGCCGAAGGGGTTGAATACGAAGTTCTTTTTAGGAAGCCTAACAAAAGTCATCATGGGGAAGCGGATGGCGTTTGTTATGATCCAAATGATAAAAGTCCTAAAATTCATATAAGCCCTTATTTAACCCTCCAAAGTGAACTTAATACCTGTATTCATGAATTTGCCCATGCCTTCTTTTGGGACAAATCTGAACAAGATGTTTATTCTTTTGCTAACGCTCTTAGTCGGTTTCTTTACACGGAAAGGCGATGGAGGAGAATTAAGAGGGATAGGAGTAGGGGGAAAAAGTGAGAAATATGAAAACAGACGCAATACTGAACGAACTCAAAAAGCTAAGGAAATTAGTGGAAGAGTTAAGCAAATCAAGCATGAAGCTCATCGATGTAAGTGGGATGGGAAAGAGGGATGAGAGAGCGTGGAAAGTCGCCTACGACATAAATCAATCCGCCCATGATATGCTGAGAACAATAGATAGAAACACATCGACTATCAAACACGAACGATCTGAGTGAAATGCCAAATATTCCGAGAGTAATTCCGTTTTGGATCTGGGGCGTGATTATCGCCTTAGGTCTTGCCACGTCATTGTTCTAGCTTCTTAACTAAGAATCTACACAGCTTAGACCTCATAACGTCGTCAGAGGTAAATTGGAATGTATGTATTCCCATTTCCCTACTTTCTTCATCGTTGAAAGTACCCTCTAATTTTCGAAATGCGCCATCTTTACCAGTGTGTAGGTCTGTTTGCATTGGGTCGGCCAATACGAAGGCTCTACTGCCCTCTCCGAGCCTAGTAAGCACGGTTATGATCTCCTTGAGTGAACTGTTTTGCGCCTCATCTAGAATGACGCATTTGTCTTTCCAGTTCATTCCTCTAGCAAAGTTAACAGGGAACATACTGACTCTTCCTTCTTGCTCAAGTTTTTCTACTCTGGTTTCAGGCAAAAGTTCGTCAAGTTTATCAATAAATGGAAGATTATAAAACCTTAGCTTTTCTTCTGCGCTTCCCGGTAAAAACCCAAGTCTCGACTCTGAAGACTCCACAGCGGAGCGAAGATACATAATGTCACTTACTGCCTTTAGGTTCAGGAGTTGGAGTCCGCAATAAACAGATAGTAAAGTCTTACTACTTCCTGCTGGCCCATTAACAAACATTATTTTGGTATCTGGATTTAATGCTATTTTGAAAAAATCCTTTTGCCTATTTGTCCACGGGAGTTGGTTAACTTTTATTTTCCGTTTTATTGGATTTGAAATTACTGGCGAAGACGGCAGCAAATCATCGCTTATGTCTTGCCTTAGTTGTTGTTTCTCCTTTGCTCTGGAGACCTTTTTTCTTGTAGGCATTTCACACAAGCTTACACTATGAAAACCAGCCTGTGATAGATATTCTTCCTTGTTTTGTTCCGGGCACTACTTGAGAAACAAAATGCGGAACGCCGTTTCGGCTTACAATGTCGAACATTACAAGTCTATTAAAAGTTGGTTGGACCACCTTTTTTACGGTCCTGTAATCTTCCTCCATGAAAAATAAATTTCCGCCCCATTCCGGCTTCCAATTTTTGGAAAGGCTGTATACGAACCCTATTTTACCCTTCTTGTTATCATGGTGTGGAGAAAGAAATTGACCCGCCCTATATCTGCTGGCGAAAACTTCTTTGGGCTCACTTATATCCATTCCGGTAACGCCGTTTACAAATTTTAATAATTTCTCTGAGCTTATAAATTTTCGGAACGCACATTCTTCGCATATGCAATTCTCAACGTGATCGTCGAGTGTTCTGTCGAAAGAATAGCAAAAGTTTTTTTCGTGGAACGAATTATTCGCCTGAAGCGTTAGGTCGTTACAAGTTTTAAGATTTTGAGTAAATCTTCTTGTATGTGTCACGCCCTCGTTGTACCCGCTGTCTTTGCCCCCTTTTGCTAGGGTGCTCGTATACCACCAATGGTCAGGCATTTCCTTGGTGAAAAACTGGAAGAGCTTATCAGCATCTTCCGCGACCAAAAAGTCATATACCTCAATTGACCTTTGAGTTCCAAAAGAGGATTTTAGGTCGCTAGGGCTCAACTGAGGGTTAATAGCAAACATAAACAATCAATTCCCAACAGCCCATGAGCCGTCGTCGTTCTGAGTGAAGGTATTCATAGGCTCTTCAGGTACTTCTCCTGAAACTGGGGTTTCTGGTTCTTCGGCCATCCTTAGACTGTATTCACTCCTCTCTTCATAACAACCTGTGAAGCACAATCATTTGCAAACTTCATCATAGTCTCTACGTCGTCTCCCCTTGTGGAAGATACGGCAATAGCTGCAAAGAAAGTGTCCCCTGCTCCAGATAAGTCTTGGGCAACCACTTTGTTTTCGGGCGAATACATTTTACCCATATACAAGGCTCCCTTACATCCATGCGTAACAATCATCTGATCTGGTCTATTATACGTACCTTCACCATGCGTCCGTGGGTTCAAGTGATGCTTCCAATGAGGATTTAACTCAAGCTCATATTCGTTTATTTTCAAATACTTTAGATTAACAGGCAAATCACAATCTATCTTAACCTTGTTGCTGTCTAGAAAAACATTATCGTGGTATTGGCATATATCACGAGTAGCACACGGACGAAGAAAACCTTTTCCGTAATTTGATACTAATACAGCGTCGTACTCGCCCCAAGGGACTTTCGTGTAATCAAATTTATCTTCTGATATGTCATTCTCATCAACCCTAAGCAACATCTGGTTGGTTTTTACATCTACATATCTGGTTTTTAATATTTCATTAGAATGAGTGATAATATCGCAGTCTACGCCTAATGCCTTCACATTGGCTTGTACGTTTTTGGTCATCCCCCCGTTCGTCTTCTCTTTTACGGGCATAAATACGGGCACAGGAGCTTCGGGGCAAATCCGTTCACATTTCCCATATATAAACTTATCAGTACAACTATCCCCTATAGCAAGAAACTTCATCTTCTTCTGTTAAAGATAGTAGCTTCCCAATATTCCCGAAAGAACTTTTTTATATTTTCCCATCTTGCTTTCATTTTTCCTCCTTGGTTATATACAAAAGCCAAATCATTAACCCAATTTGAGAAATTCCATTTCGACTCCTTTCGTCGTCACCAGAAATGTAATTGGATTTAGCCCGAAAGACCACTGTCATGATCTTCATCACAGTTTTTACACCCGCAGTCAGCACATTCCTTACTGTGACACTCACACTCACAGTCTTTACTGCAATCCGAACTACAATCGCACCGAAGTGCCCCGTTGATTTCCATCATATCTTTCATATCACTAATCACTTACACACTGAAATACCAGAATGGCCAACGCTATGTCTTCTATTGCCACTCCTGTTGAGTCAAAGACAGAGATTCCCTTGTCTAATTGCATCGTTTTATGATTTCTTATCAAATTAGAAAGAGTCAGGACTTCTAAGTATGGCGAATCAACATATTGTAGCTCCCCCGAATGAAATGCTTGTATCGGATCATCGCAAATGATGTCTGCTGCTCTCTCCATTACTCTCCCATGAAGCTCCCTCTTACCAACTGCGTCAGCACCGACAGCGTTGATATGGCAACTACCTTTAATATGGTCGATGTCGAGATAAGGTGAGGTAGATGGCGTAAGAGTAGTAATGATGTCTGCATTTTTTAGTGATTCTTCCAAACTGCTGAATGTTTCTACGTTGTCGAACGATGCTTCCTTCCAGATTTTACTTTTTAGCCCCGAAAGTGCCTTTTCGTCCCTATCGTATAGTCTTACCTTCTCTAAATTTGGTAAGACTTCTCTATAAGCAAGGAAATGGTAGTATGCTTGTTTACCACACCCCACAAATGAAATCTCTTTTGCCTCTTTTGCACAATATTTAGCTGCGATTGCAGAAACGGCTGCTGTACGGTATGCAGTAAGCGTTGAGCAGTCCATTGCGATCAAAGGCTTGCCCGTAATTCTCTCATTCAAGATAAGTGAACCGATAGTTGTCGGAAGACCAAGGTTTCGATTCTCTGGAAACACCCCAATCCACTTCAAAGCAGCATATTGCCCCAAAGCTGCTGGCATCGCTCTGTAATCTCCCCCATTCCCCGCCTGAAGATAGGTTTTGGGAACCATCTCTGCCGTGGGATCAAGAAAAGCATCCTCTATGCACCGAATAATTTGTCCCCATCTTCCAAATCTATATCCCTTGTCGTCCCAATGAAGAATAGTCGATACTACAGAGTCATCTATGTAATTCATTGCTCGTCGTGTGGGTCTCCGTAGCCTATGTAAGTCCTTGGTCGTGTAGTAGCGTTCATTTCCTTATCTCTTTGTCTGCAAATATCCCATTGTTCCTGCTCATGGATGGTCTTGTAGTGCTCGCGTTTAAAAATACCCTTAACTAACACATCCCAGCACAACCTTATCCTAGTAGCCCAACTCAACGTGTCTTTACTCATCTCGATTTTTGATGTTTGCTACTTTCTTGCCGTTCTTTGTCTCCACGAATCCCCATTTGCCCCGAATGTCGCAATACAACTCAACAAGCTTCTCGTCCGATAGCTCTGGATCAGTTATATAGTGAATTAGGAAGCTCTTGATCTCCTTCATGTCGTACTCGACCATACTAAAGTATACACCCAAAAAAAAAGTCCTCCACCGAATAGTGCTCGCCCTATTTAGCTCGTAATACGAAAATAGGCTGGCGACAGGAATGGGTGACCTCGAAATCTTCCTGTTTGAGAGAAGTGTACAAAGTTTCATACCCCTCTAGGAGCTTTTCTAGTCTATGTGGCCCATATATCCTGTGTGCATTGAAGTCTATCAAATCGTGACCGACAGGGACCGCCAAAATTAAGAGACCACCATCGTTAAGAATGTCGTTTTTTACGTCTTGCATCGATTTTAAGTCCCCATCTGGGTCTATAGGGTCTCCGTACCTCCCTAAACCGCTATGTTCAAAAGAGGAGATTGATAAAGCTAGATCACGCTTTACAGGATTGCTCTTGTGTTCATCCACAGTAAGCACCGAAAGTCTTTCGTCGTCAGTTTCTATCCTCGTATAGTCTATTGTTATCGGCTTCATATCATACGATAGACATAAGGACTCGTACCAAGGAATCTGCGAGCCCAAAATCACTATTTCTTTACCTTGAAGGTCGAAAACGTTATTTCCTATCCAATCGAGTCCGTCATACAGGTAGCCATCTGTTTCTCCGTAGTAGTTGTTTTCTCTGGCTGAAGCCTTTTCAATGAATGCGTCTATGTCAGACTTGGCATAAAATGATTTCACTCTCTGCGTTGACTCGTCAACAAACCCATGACCGCCGTGAAGTGTTACCTTGGTCAATCCTCCATCTAAGAAACCTTCCCTAATACCCTCGTCTAGGTCTTCCCACCTCACTGGACCCTTAATCTGTTCCATTTGTACCTATATATATCCAAAAGCCCCTTTTTTCAAGGGGCCTCCCGGTATTTTTGGGCCTATGGTTATATGAGAAGCGACCTTTTGCTGGGGCAGAAAGAAAAAACCCCCCCACCACGCGCACAAAAAAATGTGGGTGCGCCGATTATCCAAAAAGCCACCCCGTTAGGGTAGCACCCCCACCACCACCCCCCCCTATACTGTGTATTTAGGGCCACGAGGTTGCTCCCTGCGCTATTTAGGCGAGCATATTAGGGACGGACACCCCCGAAGGGTGAGAGAGCGAGAGAGAGAGCGGTCAAGAAATAAAAAAAAGAAAGAAAAAAAAGAAAAAAAAGAAAAAGAAAAAAAATAAAGCCTCGCGCCCGTGTATTTCACCCGCACACGCTTCCAACTGAGCAAAAAAAAACGCACCCCGAAGGGTGCGCGTGAGGGACGTTGTGTTCTACCTCTGGGCTTGGGTGGCTTAGGCCAC